TCACGCTTTTACAATAGGCAACAGAACTGCCTACAGAGTAAAAGGTTCTACTATGTATAAAGGTTTACCACAAGGTATGAGTCAAAACGTTGCTAAAAGTGTAGAAGCTTTACAAAATGGTAAAAACCCGTACAACTACGATCCCAATTCAAACAGCAATGAAGACGTAGTTGTTACAAGAACAGAAAAGGGAGTACTGACAGGTGGTTATACTACAAGTGGTAAATTTGTAACTGTTAGTGGTCAAGTAGCACAATATGGTTACATGGATGATTTTACAAACATGGCAAGAGAAGGTTTTAAATCAGGAAACCTAACTCAAAAAGAAGCACAAAGTTTTGCAAGAGGGTGGTTAGAATCATCTAGAACATCAGCTATGCGTAACGCTTCAGCCGCTGACAGACTTGCTAATTTAAATAGCTGGAAACAAAGAGCTATGAACGCAGGAAAAATGAGTGCGGCTCAAAAGAAAAAGAATAAAGTAAGTGCGTGGAAAATAAATAAAAGGAAAGTTGTTTCTACAGGAACAAACACTTCAGGAATGACCCAAGAACAAAAAGAAGATCAATTTAGACAAAACAACCAACAGACAGCAGCTCAAAATAGAGCGGCAGCAACTAGAGGTGTATCTCAAACTATTACTTACTCCGATGACAGTTCTAGCGATTTTGATTCTGGTGGCGTAGGTCAAGGTGGAGATTCTTATGGTGGATTAGAATTTGCACAAGGGGGTCAGGTTGGAATGGCAGAAGGAGATCAGGTAGCTCCATCAATACAGGATGGAACTGCAGTTGCACCTAATGTCGTAGGACAAGATGATGGAGATATGGTTCTTTCAGCAAACGAGCTAATGGAAGGGCAACCAGAGTCAGGCTTTATACGTAAACCTTCTAGTCAAACAACTGATGAAGAAGGCGTAACCGACGATAACCCAACATTAGCACCTAACGAGAAAAACCCTAGAGGTGCAGCCATTATAATAAATAAACAGGCTGTAGATCAAATGGGTGAAAAAGATGCTGTAAAAATGATAGAAGAAGCTAGAGCATATCTTAGATCAAAGGGTGGCGAAGAAGCTAACTTAGATGAGAACAACCCAGAGGGTATGTCTGAGATTATTACAGCCGATGGAGAGATAATGATACAGCCTGAAGAAGCTGATGTCATAGGTAGGAAAAGGTTACTTGCTTTAAATGAAAGAGGTAAGAAAGCCACTAGGGCAGTAAAAAAAAAAGTCAAGCCTAAGCAGGGGGGTTTCATAGAAGCAAACGAAGGTTTAGAAGTTTCTTCTGTTGACCCAGATAGATTCAGTAAGGTGTGGAGTCAATACAAAGGTAAAATTACAGGTGGCACACAATCTGAAAACAATAATAAGTCTAGAGATAAAGCACAACAACTTCTTAAACAATTTACGGATCAAGAATTATTGGCTTTTGTAATGTTATCAGAAGGTAGTACGCTGGGAGAAGAAGGTGCTGAGGGTATTGCCCACGTAATACTCAATAGAATAAACTCAGAAGAAGCAGACTTTAAAAAAATAGAAGATGTCTACGGTGCAATAACTAAAAGACAAAAAGGCAAAAACGGAAACAGAGTATTTCAATTTCAAGGGTTAGAGCCTACACCTTTAAAAAAATATTTAAGACTTCTAAATAACAAAGACCCTGAAACTACAAAAAAATATAAACAGTACGTAAACATAGCAGATGAGGTTATAGCAGGTGCAAGAAAAGATTTTACAAATAACAGCACATTTTTTTGGGACCCCCGAAACTCATACGACACGTTTATGGTAAACTCTGTAAAGTCAGGAAAATTAATTCCTCAAGGTAGAACTAAAGTGGGGAATTATCTACACGAATATTTAAAAATGTCAGGTAAGAATAGACAATCTACTATGCCTAACGAGGAAGAAATAATGAGAGAAGGTAGATTTAACGCTATGATAGAAAATTCTATGATGAATAGTCAACGATCTATGCCTAATCTTAACGCACAGTCACAAGGAGGTGGCTTTATTAGCCGATATACTAACAAACGTGCTAGACCCCTTGTATCACTGAATTAGTCAGCTACCCAGCAATATCTGGCCCTGACATCCGAAGCAGCTACCCACAGCCATGTGGCACTGCAATAAATGAGGTAATAACAATGGCAAAAAAAGTAACTGGCTCACGAGCCAACAAACCCAATGATTCTTTTGGGGTAGTTAATAATCCTAGTCTTTATAAAAACAAATACCGAGAGGAAGTTGATAGAGAAGACGAAGAAGAATTGGAAGCTCAAGACCCTACTCAAGAAGAAGAAGTAGCCACTCAAGAAGAGCAACCTGCTAACCCGACTAGTTTTGTAGAGTCTCAAAAAAAAGAAGATATCGACTATAAAAAACGATATGATGATTTAAAAAGACATTATGATTCTAAGTTACAAGAATGGAAAGATGATAAGCAAGATATTATTTCTAGAATGTCTGCAAGTCAAAATTCTGAAGCTAAAGTACAAGAAGATGATTCTAGCCTAGATCAATTTAAAAATCAATATCCAGATGTATACAATGCTATTGATAAAATATCTGCTAGTAAATCAGATTTAAAAGTTAAACAACTCGAACAAGACTTGTTAAGTCTAAAAGAAAAAGAAGTACAACTTGAAAAAGATAAAGCATATCAAGAATTACTTCGATTACAGCCTAAGTTTGATACTTTAAAAGTAAGTGACGAATTTACAGGCTGGTTAGACAAGCAACCTAAATCTATCTCGGATGGCATCTACAATAATAATACAGATGCACAATGGGCAAGTCGAGTAGTTGATCTGTACAATGCTGACATTGGAACTACAACATCTAAAAAACCAACTGTCAATAAGAGCAAAGACGCTGCAATGTCTGTATCAAAAACAAATGCTACACAAGTTGCAACATCTAAGCAAGACGGTAAAATTTGGAAGATGTCCGACATCGCCAAGCTGAAATCGTGGGAGTTTGAAAAACTTGAAAAAGAAATAGACTTAGCACGAGCAGAAGGGCGAATAACTCAATAAACTAACCTCAAATAGAGGAAGGATAATACAATGGCTTTTACTACAAGTTCAGGGTACGGAAACTTACCGTCAGGTAACTTTGCTCCCTCAATTTTTAGCCAAAAAGTTCTTAAGTTCTTCCGTAGAGCTTCGGTTGCAGAAGATATTACGAATACCGACTATACTGGCGAAATTGAAAACTTTGGCGATACTGTTAACATCATAAAAGAACCAACACTCACTGTGTCTGCGTACCAGAGAGGTTCTGTTGTTAACCCACAAGACTTGGCAGACGATCAGGTAACAATGACCGTTGACCAAGCAAATGCTTTCGCATTTAAAATCGATGACATCGAAGAAAGACATTCACATGTCAACTTTGAAGCATTAGCAACTTCTTCAGGTGCTTTTGCTCTAAAGAGAAAATTCGATGCCAACATACTACAGGCTATGTCAGACGGTGCAGGTATTGCAGGTGCTGACGATGCAAGTTTATCAGGTGGATTAACAACTACTAATACAGCTTTAGGTACAGCGTCTGCTCCAATTAACGTGGAAGCTGATGATGCAGGTATCAACCTCATGCTATTAATGGCTAGAGTGCTTGATGATCAGTCTGTACCAGAAGAGAACAGATGGTTTGTTGCTCCTCCAATCTTCTACGAGAAGATGTTTCAAGCAGGTAACAAGATGGCAGAAGTACAGGTAACTGGCGATGCGTCTTCAAACCTAAGAAACGGACTTGCAACTCCGGGTACACTTGCAGGATTTAGATGCTACAAGTCTACTGCATTAAATAGTACAGCAGGTACTGACCAAGTAACATTATCAGGTGTCGCTACAGACGCTTCTGAGAACGTTATCATGGCAGGACATATCTCTAGTACTTCTACAGCGTCTCACATCGCAAAGACTGAAGTGGTACGTTCAACTGAATCTTTCTCTGATGTCGTTAGAGGACTACACGTTTTTGGTCGAAAAGTTTTAAGACCAGAATCAATAGTTCGTGGCATCATAGATTTTGCATAGGAGGGATAACTAATGGCTACTATTGATTTCACCATAACTGGTGGGGGAACTGTAGGTCACCCTGCTCACGCAATCAGACCTTATATCATGCAGTCCAAAATATTTGATGCTGCTGATGCAAACCTTACAGCTAACGATGTCATCAAGGTGATTGATCTTCCTGACAACTCCATCGTTCTTGGTGGTTGTCTTGACGTTCTTGAAGCTGGTGGTTCTAGTGTGACTTTTGATGTTGGTTTAAGCACCGACATTGACGCTTTCTGTG